CGCCGCAAGGTGCCCAAGGACCTCAGGGTACACAAGGTGCCACTGGCGCTCAGGGACCGACTGGTCCCGCAAACCCTGGTGGAGCTGGTGATCAGGGACCTGTTGGTGATACTGGAGCTCAGGGAGCTCAGGGTGATGCTTTCACAGGACCCACGGGAGCACCGGGTCCTACAGGACCGACATCAGCAAAAGGTATCAAAGGTAGCATAGGTGCTTTGGGAGCCAAGGGTAACAAAGGAGTAAAAGGAGCAACGGGAGCCGGTGGAGACAAAGGACCTTTGGGAAACGTAGGTGCGCCAGGGGTCAAAGGTATTAAGGGTAATGTAGGAAACACAGCACCACAAGGAGCACAGGGATCGTCACCACAGGGAAACCAAGGACCTGTAGGGGCTTCAACTCCAGGAGCACAAGGAGCTGCTGGTGGATCACCTAAAGGAAATATAGGTGTTAAGGGTAATAAAGGACCAAAGGGAACTCAAGGTCCCCAAGGTCCAGCTGGATTTGCCACTGCAGGTGATCAAGGTACAGCGGCTCCCAAAGGTCTTAAGGGAAATATTGGTGGTACCAATACAGGTGCACCGGGTCCTACGGGCCCAGCGGGAACCTCACCACAAGGAAATCAAGGTAATTCTACTCAGGGTTTAAAGGGACCAAAAGGGGAAAAAGGTGCTACAGGTAACAGCGGTGCTCAAGGAAATGCTGCAGCCCCTGGTATTCAAGGTCCAGCAGGTCCTACAAGTGAAGCAAATCCTGGTGCTGCCGGACCACAAGGTCTCCAAGGTAATAAGGGGCCCCGAGGACCACAGGGATCAGGAGGTAATCAAGGAGCTAAAGGTGACAAAGGAGTTCGTGGTGGTCAAGGTCCCGCTGGTGGTCCGGGTAATAAAGGGGTAACAGGACCACAAGGACCTGTTGGACCAACAGGACCAACGGCTCCTCAGGGACCTCAAGGTGATAAAGGACCAAGTGGTGCGGCAGGACCTTCTGACGGAAGATTGAAAGAAAATGTTTTGTTCCTCGAGGAATCTCTTATTAAACTTATGAGTATTAGAGGTGTAGAATATGTCTTTACCGACACTGTAAAACTTACTCCATATAAATTGACGGTTCAAGAGATTGGTGTTATAGCACAAGAGGTTCGTGAGGTTTTTCCTGATCTTGTGACGGAAGGTTCGGACGGGATTCTTCGGGTAAAATATGACAACCTTGTTGCAATTATTGTAGATGCCATCCAACATCAAGAGTATATGATACAGGGTTATGAATCACGAGTGGAAAAACTCGAAATAATAGCAAAAGAAAAGGGACTAATCTAATTCCCTTTTTTTCATATATCTAAATCCTCATTGAAATACTTTTCGACATCATCACTGTCAGCGTAATCAGGTATGTCAAGGTCGATCCTATTACCATCGTCTAACCATTGGTTCATAATATTTACAAAACTACCATAGTAGTCAATACCTCGCCAACGGTCATCGTAACCTGATAAGTAGTTCATAAATATGCCCACAATATTAGGTGTCACATCAACAAGAAAGTTTTGACCATAAATTGTTTTGTGACTGTTTTTTATCGAAACATCTTTTATTTCGAAATCACCCAACATTTCCTTTATTGATGAAATCACGGTTTCACTAATCATATCTTCAACTGCCTGATTATAAGCATTATGATATGAACTTTTCAAGTTATTTCTTACATCAGTAAGATAATTATCGAATATAAATTTGAGTGTTTCTTTATCATCCAACATATCAGAAACGTTTTCCATATCCACTTCTAAAAAACCGGGGTTTCCTTGAATTTCAAGGATTTCCATAAGTAAGTCAATGTCATTATCTTCTATTTCTTCCTGAGATAAAACCCCATTCAGATTCTCTATCATTACTTTTTTTAGTAATAAAAGATTTTCCTTACTTAACAACTCGATAATATCCTCAAGTGAGTCATCATAATAATTAACCCATTCATGATACTCACCCGATAAAACAAGTTTAGCAACGTATTGTGAGTCAGTACCCCTTCTCCCTTTTTCAAAAAGATCTACGATATCCGTGGTATCAGCGTAATAGATGATTTTGTCACCATCTATTTTCAAATCATTTAAGTTATGTTGGGAAATTATTCTTCTTATAAATTCTAATTTGTCGTCAGAATTTTTGAGTTGGTTGTAGAGTATGTAATCCTGTACTTCATTATCGTACCATATCTCTAAGGATGCGTCAATTTCATTAAACACTTCGGGTGACATTTTGTTTACATATTCCAATATCTCTTTTACCCCCCCGAAGAATCTTATAACGTTGTCGGGATCTGAGTAGAATCTTTCTAATACTTTTATAGCATTTTGTTTCATGACTATAAATATAGAAAAGTTTTTAAATTCTATTGAAAAAAACCGATTTTACATTCCACTAATTAGTGGAAGGTTTGTTATAATATTTCTCAACGGTTTTTTTTATTGTTGACTGAATAGTCTCAACTTGTTTTTGTTTCTGAGCTGTTATCATCTCAGGTGTTTTGTTTTTGCAACCACAACCCATCGTAGAATTTTTTTTGTGTTTATCTTTACATATAAATATGATAATTTGAAATATTATCAATACTAATGGTATTTATGTTTATGAATAAAAATCTATTATCTCAGGTAATTCACGAAAGCATTGGAAATTTTCTTTTAGAAAGGAATTCTGAATCAGGTCTTACCGATGCCAACCGTAGACGTGAGCGAGATGATTGGAATCCCGATAAGTTATATTCAGGTGATGAGGGATCACAAGCAACGGCTTTATTTAATTATCTTGTGTCCTCCGATAATATTGATTCGAGTTATGATGTTTACGATATCATTTATGACGGAAGTTTCTATGATATGGGATTGTTTTACGTTGTCGACGATGAAGATAAAAAATGGATAGTTGGTACTGAGGAACAAACGTATGAAACAGCAAAAGATAACCTCAGAGATATGATTGAAGGAGATAGTATCGATACCTTTTTTTCTAATGATTTTATCTTAGGTGCCATAGATATGAGAAAGTTCAATCAGTATGTTCGAGAATATTTTAGTGATACGGTATATGATAGCCCTGACGATTGGTTGGAATCAAGTCAGAGACAATTATCTGAAAAACAACAAGATTTTTTAAAGTATCTAAATTTTAAACTTGAAAAACTTCCATCCAATTTAGATAAAATGGACAGTGATCAGAGAACACAAGTAGAAGAAAAAATTTCTGAAATCCACGAATTAATTGAGGAGATTGCTTCAGATCCACAAGGTGAATTTTCTGATGAAACAATTCAAGAATACATCGATGGTATGTTTATGGATTATAAAGATGATCCAGAGTCATTTTTTGGACAACACTATGGTGAGTTCGATGGAGCCCTATTAAGTAGAATCGGATTGATTGATCTTGATGATTTAATCACACAATTAATAGATTCAGATGGTCCTGAACATCTCCTTAGTATGTATGATGGTGATTCCAATCAAATTAAACTTTACAATGATTATTACACTATAATCCGACATAGTTAAAAAGGACTATTCATAAATCCATATTTAACAATATCATTTGTATATGGAAAAAACTCCCGACATAAATTTTATCTTGCCGAACGATTGGTTTCTACAAAGACCTATCGATTTCGAACATAAACAATATGTTCTTGGGTCATTCTTGGTCAAGGTAGAAGAGGCTTTGTCAAGGGGGGAGATATATCCATACTTTACCGAATTGTCACTTCATATGGCAAGTATCGGTAGTTTCAGAAAATCTAATCACTTTTATATTATTGATAAGAAATTTCAGGAAGTTGATGATGAGGTAATGTTGTATGAACTAAAACCAAGAAAATCAAAAAAGAAATTCTCGGAAGAAGAAAATATAGAGTTATCCAAAATATTGGACTATGCTCACGATAAACTACTTCAATATTTTTCCATCTGTAAGAGTATGTGGGACATGACATTCGATGCCACCACCATCAAGATTAGAAAAAACAAAAATAATTTGGACACCAAAATGTCGTATGTTGTTTATCGTGATACCTTTGCAAATAAGATCTTAGTGTGGGAATGTAATTACATACTGATGAGCAAGAAAAAGAACGATAGCCAAGTCAAATTTAAACTAATATACCATGGTAATGATAAAAAGTTCACTGAGGTCATAAACGAAAATTCTACCAATAAAGACCTCTCGATTACAGTATTCGAGGTATTCTCAACGCAGAATTTTCCCCTTAGCCCAACGTTGGTGCCACTTTTCAAAAGGAAGATACATCTGTACTTCACCCAAACTTTATCGTAAGGTGTAAAATTTTTATTTATCAGAACTACCATCTCGATGAATTATGTTATATATTTGTTTGGTAATAAAATACTAAGGGACATGGGTTTCACAAAACGATATATCAACAAACAAACAATTTTCTCCATATATAAAAACGGAGGGTCTCTATCTCAATTATTCAATTCCGATGCTATCATTTTCACAGATTCATACTCCTATCGGATCTATGAGATGTTCCTTCAAGGAAAAACAGAACAGGACCTAAAATCTAAAACCACGCTATGATTACTACAAAACCACCATACACCTCTATCACCATTGACCTTTCAGGTCCTCAAGGTAACGCATACTACCTATTGGGTACCGCTAAGAATTTAGCAAAACAATTAGAGTTGGATGGTGATGAAATTACCAAACAAATGACGAGCGGGGATTATGAAAACCTTTTAGAGGTATTTGATTCCAACTTTGGTATGTTTGTAACCCTTTACCGATAATTTAACTTATAATAATAAAAACCAATAACAATGAAGACACTAAAACACATCGAGAGCGGAAAGATCCGTAGAGTAGAAGACAAAGAAGCTTACTTCCTTACCGAAGGAAAAAACCCTCTGTGGGGATTTATTCCCAAGTCAGAATGGAAGTCCAACAGGAAGACAAATCCCACCATGGTTATGGAACAGACTCAGGATCCATCAAAGCAGGACGGTGCTCCTGTTCGTAAAACCAAAAAAAGTAGGTCATAGGTGGTTTTAGAAAAAAAAGTTCAAAAACTATTTGATAAGGAAATGAAGATTCCTTGTCATGTAAACCATATTGCGACAAGGATACTTAGACTATCTATGGATGAAACAATCGATGTTGTAAATCAGATGGTTGCAGAGGGTCTTATCGAAGAAAGTTCTTTTGCTAAAAACTATTATAAGATTAAAGAAAATGTCTGAAAACGAACAAAATTATGAACATGTAAACCATCCTCAACATTATGGTGGTGGTGATAACCCTTATGAAGTAATCAAGATAATTGAGAATCTCGAAATGGATTTCCACCTCGGTAATACATTCAAATATATTGTAAGGGCTGGTAAGAAGGGTGCTGATAAAGAAATCCAAGATTTGGAAAAAGCCCTTTGGTATCTCCAAAGAAAAATTGACCTAATAAAAAACAAATAATGTTATTTTATATAATTCTCGGAATGTACTTCACCATGTCTGTTGAATTATATGCTATAACTCAGAATATACCACCACTTGGAATGACGGAACGAATCATTATCGTTTCACTATGGCCGATAATATTCTTATTATTGATAAACGAACTACTAAAATAATGGAAAAGAAAATTAAAACTATCATCAACGGAGATTGTATTGAGGTTATGAAAACCCTTGACGAAGGATCCATCGATCTAATTGTGACATCTCCTCCCTACGGTGTGGGTATCGATTACGATGTATACCACGACGATGTAATATGGGAGGATTACGTAAAATTTACACGATCATGGATGGAACAGGCATTCCGTGTCCTGAAAGACGACGGACGTATTGCCTTGAATATCCCCTATGAAATAAACCGCCAACAAAAAGGGGGTAGAATTTTTATGGTGGGTGAGGTATGGCAAATTATGAAGGAGATCGGATATAACTTTTTTGGTATCGTTGACTTGGAAGAAGAATCACCACATCGTAGTCGCACCACCGCTTGGGGATCGTGGATGTCCCCATCGGCACCCTATATCTATAACCCCAAAGAGTGTGTGATACTAGCATATAAGAAACACCACATCAAAAAGGTGAAAGGTGAACCACAATGGGTCGGTGAACTTGGTGAGAAAGAAGATAAGAATGGTGTTATGAAACATAAGATGATTTATTCAGAAGAACACAAACGAGAATTTATCGATTTGGTCTTCGGAAATTGGAAATACTTTGCCGATACCAAAAGCATGACCAAAGCAACTTTCTCGATGGATATCCCGACCAAAGCAATCAAAATCCTGTCGTACAAAAATGATATTATTCTTGACCCTTTCGCTGGATCGGGAACATCACTTGTTGCTGCTGAGATCTTGGATCGCCAGTGGATTGGTATCGAACTCTCTCCGAACTACGCGGAGGTAGCACGGAAACGAGTGAACACCTTTGTTGAAGAAAAACGTCAACAGGTTATTGACCTGTAATAAATGTTATTTGTTTATGATGTGAAATTATGGATAAAACTTTATTTGGTAACTTAACTGATGACCGGATATTTATTAAGATAATTCACCTCGATGAAACTAATAATAACAGAATCGCAATTCAGTCGTGTTCAAAAACAAATAATAGAACACAAGGAAAGAAAGAATCTTTTTGAGGAAAAATACAATCAATTGTCTGAGGAAAATAAAAAACATTTTCAGGACATCTTCACAAGTATTTATCCCGAATCAAAGAATTTGGTTACTGAGTCAGGATGGTGGAATACTGTCGGTGATGTTGTTGGAATCTTTGATCCCACAGGTATCGTTGATATCGTAAACGGAGTGGACTATATCCGACAAGGTGATACCTTCTTTGGCATGTTGTCGTTGATAGCTGCCGTCCCTTATGTAGGTGACTTGGTAGCGAAACCAATTATTATGGGTGGGAAAGGTTCTAGTCTTGTCAAGGGCGTAAACGCTGCCATCAAAACAGCCGAGGCTGGTAATAGTGCGAAAGCACTTGCCGATCTCAATAAAATAGCCAATTCAAGTTCTATCAGTCGTAAACTTTTTGGTTCTGTCAGAAGATGGTCACCCAAGGTTAAGGAAATGATAGATAAAATTCCTGGTGGTAAAATTTCAGCACCATTTAAGAACACTTTAAAACAAATTATAGATTTGTTTGGTAAGGTAGGTGCTGGAACTCAAAAAGGTTCTGCAATGATTAGAAGAGCGGCATCCAAACCAATGACTAAAGAAGAAACAATTACTTTAGCAAAACAAGTAAAAAAAGTTGTTCAAAGTGATGGAAAATTATTTAGATCTTTTGGTGGATCAAGTCGTTTAGGATTGAAAGGTCTTTCGAATTGGAAATTAGGTGGGGTACCTCGTTTGTTCGGAAATAGAGCACTCCGTAGTTTGATTATAAAAACTAAGTTTTGGGCCGGATTTCTCGATTATATCGGTGTTGCTAATTTTGTGGGAGTCGATGAGACTATCAATCAGATGGGACAAGAAAACTTTGACCAAAAAATGAATGATTACTCACAAACCACTCAAGGGCAAAGAAATTGGAAGGATGACTTCTCAGACTCGGAAGAACCACAACAACCTCCACAATCAGAACCTGAAACACAAACTAAAACAAAATCGTTCAGTCAAGACATTCTAAGTGACTTGTTGTTCGGACCACTCGGATAAAATAATATCATGACAAACGAAATAATTATAAATCTTTTGACGATGGAAAATCAAATGCGAATTTTTCATTGGCAAACTATGTCATACGCTGAACATAAAGCATTTGGTAAAATATACCAAAACCTTACAGAATTAATTGACAACTTTGTGGAAGTTTGTATGGCAAAACACGGAAGACCTGATTTCGGTGGTGAATTTAATTTACCTCAGTATGATTATAAAGCAGTCAATGTAGATGAATATATCAATAGTATGATAGAATTTCTTATATCTCTTGACAGTGTTTATCAAGAACAGATTGACAGTGACATCTTAAATATTCGTGATGAGATGTTGGCAGAGGTAAACCGACTAAAATATTTATTGACACTTAACTAATATGAAAAACTTTACAATCAATCAGAAAGAAAAAGACGCAATTTTGGAAATGCATATCAAAGCGACCCAACGTTTATATCTAACAGAACAACAAAACAAAGTTCAAGGGACTTTGAAGACTGCAGAAAAAACACAGATGATGAAATCCTATAGTGACTTATTGAAAAAAATAGAAGATGAAAACCAGATATTTGTAATCGGTAACACAGAAGGTGTAGTAAGTGTTGCAGGAAATTCTAACCAACTTAAAGGTAAGTTTTTCAAATCGACCGACACAATAAATTTTGATGGTAAAGGGTCTTTGTTGGTATATCCTAAAGGTATGGTGGATCAACAATTTTCAATCCAACCATGGGGTGGTAGACTCGCTTTGTTTGTAGGAGCGTAAAGTGAAAAAATTAATTAAAGAATCGGGATTACGAGATATAGGTGCGTTAGCACAGAGATATCCTAAAGCCAAGATTTACTTTCACCAAGATTTGGATGGTGTGACCACAGCCATCGCGATGAAGAAATATCTCGAGTCAAACGGTATTAAGGTGGTTGACTCTGAAATTATCCAATACGGAGACAAAGAATTTTCCGTGAAGAAAATGGATGCTGAAGGTGACACCATGCCAGTCTTAGTAGATTTTGCGCATGGTAAACCGATGTTTGTTATTCATACTGATCACCATGATAGACAGGCCGGTGCTGATGAGACCTCAGCCAAATCCTTCAGATCTTCAAGATCTAATGTAGAAACCATCTCACAGATAGTTTCACCAAAGGATATTTTTCCCGAGGTCGATCTCAGATTGATTTCAACGATTGACTCAGCTGACTTTGCTCAATATGGTATTACTCCTGAACAGGTAATGAATTATGTGTTCACCTTAGACAAAGATAAATCGGCTCGGGAAAACAAATTTGCACTTGGGTTGGTTCTAAACAAATTGTTATTAGCGTTCAAAAACAAACCTCAATTCTTGGAAAACTTGGTTATGAATTCAGAACCATCCTTGTATTCTATTTTGGATCAAATTAAACTACAGATGAAAGATAGGAGATTACCTGAGCCTGAAATGTTAAAAAAGAATCAAGAAGATTATGTTGGTAAAATGAAGACCTCACCAAATGTAAAATATGATGATGGTATCATAGTACAATATGGCGGTGGGAGTATGATGAAACCAGGTTCCTACGATAGATATACAGCATTCAAAAACAATCCCGAAGCTGACTTTATGGTCATAGCGTGGCCATTGGGATTACTACAGGCATCTTGTAACCCATTCAAGAAGGAGAGAGAACTCAAAGGAGTAAACTTAGGTGATATTGCCCAAGAGGTGTTGAGTAAATGGGAGGACCAATTGAAAGATAGAAAAGTTCCTTTATCAACAATCAAATATATTTCAGAGTCAAAAGTCAATCCCGAATCAGTGGGATTTACATTCAAGGATTTCAAAGCAATCTATGGTGATAAACTCAAGGACAAACAAGACGGAGAAAAAGCTATGGATGTGTTAGAGGGTATTATGAATGTTTCTTATAAAGATCTCACAGAAGAACAATTTAAGATCTTAGATAAGGTTACCGTAAGTGCTTATGATATCATTCAAGCTAACTCAGGGGGACATAAATGTATAACCAATATATCAGGATTGAATTACTTAGGAAGAGCTCCTCGTCCTAATGATGATCCCTATAAATATAATCCCGAGTCCGAGGATGCTCCCTATATAAAACTGGTAAAGATGTTTCAGAGGGAGTTTGTCAGTAAACTAAAACAAAAGATTCAGGAATCAAAACAATCCTCGTAGATTGTTTCTTTTGATTTCACTTTTCAATTTCTCAATATAGTTGGGATCCTCTGCGTAACTCTGACCAAGAACGTATAGGTATTCTTCTTCACTTTTAGCACCCGATAGGTAACGAGTTTGATAGAACGCATAGTCGTAAACACTTTCCCTCCACGTGTCGTAGTAAGCGTGGTTGTGTTGTGTACCCTGTGCGGTATTGACCCTGACAGTTGCCTGTTTCATACCAAACAGGTTGTTGTTTTCACGGAAAACTTTGGATTTATAAATCCCAGTCTCGACACGAGCCTGAGCAACGACAATATGTGGAAACCGTACATTCAAATCTCTTAACATAATCACAAGTCCGTCCTGACTGAAATCACCACCACCGTTGATATCAACAATAAGGATTTCTTTTTCGTAGTCGCTCAAGTTCTTCAGGTTCATAATTCTACCATAGGAGAAAGAGAACAGACAAAACACAGAGATTATCGAAACCAAGTAAATGAAAACTTTCCAATACGGAATATGTTTCATATCAAGATCTTTTTCTCGGTAAAGGAAGACGGGGAACATTTTCATACCCCAAAGTTAGGGGTTTTAAAATTGGAAATCAATCTTGTCACCAATCTTGATAGACTTTTTCCGACAAGTACCACCAAGGACCTCAAGCACCATTCCACCTTTTCCCATATACTGAGGACAATTGTCTTCAACACAAGGAGGACACAAAGGGGAAATATCCTGAATTATACCATCACTGATAAAGATGATATCCAAAGGAACCACACAATTTTTCATCCAAAAGGTTTGGATTGTATCTTCAGGCATTATAAATAACATACCATCAAAACCATCAAAGGTCTTGAACATCATTCCCGATCTAATTTTTTCAGGACTCGATACAACCTTACAAAGAAAGTTATTATTATTAATGGATAAATTCATTCTATAAGATAAATATAATATATGAAGAAAGTGGCCGGTATTTTAATCACATCCAACGGAAAATGCCTTTTATGTAAAAGAAACACCGAAGGAAGTTTACCTGGTGAGTGGAGTATTCCCGCAGGCAAGATAGAACTTGGTGAAAAGGTAGTGGACGGTGCCCTCAGGGAGTTCTACGAGGAAACCAATATAGAAATCGATTCTGACCTGTCTTTCATCGGTATTATGAGAAGATACAATCGAGATGGTACCAAACCAAAGGGTATGTTTTATATATTCACCACGGAATTTGACGAGGAAATCCTCCCTGACTTGGAAAATGCTATCGATGGTGACGAACATACAGAATGTAGATACTTCACAAAAAATGAATTACCTTTGTCGATGGAAGAAAACTTCCGTAATCTAATTTCGAAACAATTATAAAATATATCTCAGACGACTCTTACCGATTTATTTACTGGGACGAACTCGATGGTGAAACATCAGAGACCACAAAAAATAAAAATTATCGACCCAAAACTTTCTGTGATAGTTTGGAAGACGAAGATTAAGGGTAATACGAAGTATTTATTGAGATGAAACTTCTCGAACTATTAAAAGAAGCCTTGATCTCTGAGGTCGAGAAAAGGGTTGACCCATGTGATGGACTTGGTGAGGGCAAAGTTTTCTGTAAAAACTTACAGAATATACTCTCCACAGGAACAGGGGGTAAAGGTTCAGAACAACTAAAGAAGAAATCCTTTTCCATTTTCGGTCAACTTAGAAATGGAGATTATCTTTCGATGGGAGACAGAGTGGAGTTGAAACCAGGTAACCGTTTCTATGAAGACAGAATGGCTGACATGAGAAAGATGTTGGAACTTTTACAAAAAACAAATGCTTGTAAAGTAATCCAAACAGAGATACAAAAAGATATGGTAAAACTATCTGGCAAAAATATGACCATGAGGTTGGATGATAATCAGAGTTACTCACTATTCAATAGGATCAACACTCATAGTTCCAATCAGTCTTTTATCCTTTCCAAACTAGCACAACAAATCAACAAGCAAACCAAATATAAGTTCTTCAAAATGGATAAGTTTGATAACTCCCAAATTATCGAGGAAGTTATGGATCTACTCAATGACCCTACAACCCTGTCGAAATTGGACACACTTATTACAGAATTGATGCAAGATGAACAAAGTCAGAAGACCGTAATGGATGCTTTCAATTTTACAAGAAACAAAGGTTATGAAGTCGAAGATGCTGGATGGAACACACTAAGGTCTTTGGGATTCGATGTATATCCTTTCTCTGATGATTTTGGATTTGTAGATTATTTCGGTATTGACATATTAGCCATAGACGACAAAGGTGTTGCACACCCCGTCCAAGTATCATCACAGATGAAAGTGAATCCCAAAATATTTCAATATCAAGCACCCGATTGTCAAGTGTTTGCACTTTATAAGTCAGGAGACAGATTTGTAAAATATTCTCCACTCACATAATCTTTTACTAAAGGAGGTGATATTTATTATTTCACCAAAATAATTAAATATTTTTGTGTCAGGGTATTGACGGATCTAATATTCGTTGTATCTTTGTACAACAAATCAGAAACAGGGACTTTAGTTTTACTACCCGTAGTTTATTGAAGATGTTTCTGAAACGTTCTTTTATTTTGCCACTTTACCCCCCAAATTGTAAAATGGTTTAACAATGGTCGGTTTAGCGACCAATAAGATAACCCCAGCAATGGGACTAAAGGGGATGAGAGAGTTTAGCGACTCGGGTAGTCTCGCAGGTTTTTCCTGACAACTAAACAAAGTACCTACAACCAAGACCCTGACGGCAAGTGCTGAGGGGATGAGGTTACACCGATTTTGTAGATAATCGGAGTTGAGGTGGAGACACCAACAGGAAAAGGTACAGGTGACGGTTTGAGACATCCCGCCGGATGTTGTAAAGCTGGGTACCAGTCTGAGGGGTTACCAAGGGTTCAAACCCACCGTAGTCCTAACTGACCGTGAGCTGGCGGGTTCACAGGGAGGTGTGAAGCATTTCGTTCCCAAAAGGATCGAGACTTTTCCCGAAGCACATCTTCTATCTTTCTATATAGCTAATTACATTTTCACAAGTGTACAATTATAACTAGCAAAAGTCTTCGGGCGTTGACACTGAAAGGTGTCTAATCCTTCAGGTCAACGGACCAATGAAGGTGCTGATTGGACCGCAAGTCCGTCGGTATTGATTGTGAAACTACTCGTGGGACCGCAGTCCCTTGGTGAGCTCCGAAGGTTCAAGAGATAGAAGTAACAGTCGAGTTGGTGTCAACGAAAAGAGTGGTAGACTCAAATTACCGACACTGATTGGTTACTTTAGGCAACTAAGGTGGACCGAGTGAGGAATAAATAATCTCACCGAAGACCGATCACCTAAGCTCGTAGTCTCAGAGCATTAGCCAAACCCTCATCGATTATCTCGGTGGGGGTTTTTTATTTAACATTTTGATGTATATTTCTTTTATAACAAAAGAATAAAAATGTCTATGAAAAATTTATTTACCCTCTTACTTATATTATCATCCCTTGTTGGAATGGGATCTCACTACGCTGGTGGTGATATTCAGTATAAGTACATCGGAGATTCCACGGGAATCAATAACCACTATAAAGTAATCCTTAGATTATACCGAGATGTTAGTGGTATTGGGATGCCATTGACAACCGACGTTACGGTTAGTTCTACATGTTTCACAAATCAAAATATACCGATGACCCTCCAACCAGGTTCGGGATTACTGGCACCCACCCTATTTGATTGCGTAACACTCGGGACACCAGGAACCCGAACATTTGAGATCTACACATACAAGGGGTTTGTGGTTCTACCGGGTGTTTGTCCTACCTTCAAATTTTGGTGGGAAGATTGTTGTCGGCCAGGAAATATCACCAACATTTTTACATCTAACGGTACTTTTGGTAACGACGGTTTTTTCTTCGATGCGGATCTTAACAATACCAACGGTAACAATTCATCACCAATATTTGTTTCAGAACCTGTTCGAGCTTTCTGTATTAACAGGACATTCAGTTGGGCTCAAAATAGTATCGAATTCGATGGTGATAGTATTCACTATCAAATGATTAGTTGTAGAGAAGGTCTCTACCCGAATCAAACGAACATTCCCTTTGATCCAGGTTTTTCTGCAACACAACCTGTTACTTCATCATCCTTCGGGATAAACCCACAGACAGGAACCATTACCTTTCATCCCACACAACAAGAAATTGATGTGATGAGTGTGAAAATTACCGAATATCGATATGATTCCACATTCTTTGTTTGGTATGCTGTTGGTTCATCATCAAGAGATATGATGATCTCGATATCCGCCAACTGCTCGGCTTTGGCAACACAGGGGGTCATACTGAATTACAATTATCCTGGTCAATATATTGATTCCTTGACGATGTTACCCGCAGTTGATTATAGTTGTGGGGATTCTTTGGTGGAACTTAACTTTCTTGTCAAGTTGGATTGTGCTTCCATATCGAGCGATGGTAGTGATTTCCGTTTGACAAATCCATTGGGTCAGCCCATTCCAATCAAAAGACTTTCAGCGATCTGTGATGTCAATAATGAAACACAAAAGATTACAGTCCACTTACAAAAACCTCTCCTTGTCAACGGAAGATACTTTTTATATTCCAAGACTGGTAACGATGGTAATACACTGATCAATAAATGTGGTTTCCCGATGAACGAATTTGATACATTGGTGTTGATTGTGGATGATTGTTTGGATCCGATTTGGAAATTTGAAAATGTAACGGTTGTAAATGACACCCATACCAAACTCGAATGGTCGATAGATACAAGCACCTGTGATACCACTCAATTTGAAGGATTTGGTATATTCAGATTCGATGGTACCCAATATGCGTTTCGTCAAGTAATAACAAATTGGAAACAACTGAGTTATGATGACCTCACGGCAACAAATGTTGACGGAGAATCATATTCGTACAAAATAGATTTCAGATATAATGGATTTGTATTCGGTCCCTCGGATTCGATTCATTCCATTTTATTGAGAAGTAACGGGTCATGTGATTCGGTATGTCTAATATGGAATCAATATGACGGATGGAAAAACCCTGAATATAATGTTTATCTGAATTATCGAAATCAATGGGTCTTATGGAACCCATCACCAATTATGGACACCACCTATTGTATATATTCTGACACCTTAGATGTTGGATCATACTTAATCAAAGTTACCACTGAAGATAGTGGTTATGTTAGTGAGAGCAATTATGTGATCTGTGTTCAACCTGAACCACCTACGGTTATTATACCAAATGTATTTACACCCAATGGAGATGGTATGAACGATCTGTTTGTGATTAGAAACTTATTGTTCAGTGATCATCGACCTCTTATTATCAAAAATAGATGGGGTAAAACGGTATATGAAACTCTTCAATATGAAAATGATTGGGACGGGGCAAACGTACCTGACGGAGTATACTATGGTTTTCTAAGAACGAATTTTGGAAATCAATTTCAACAGTATTTATTTATTGTGACTATCTTCCATTATTAGTTTTACACATATAAATTGTTATATATATTTTAGTTATGATATTCGAAATGACAAAACAACAAAAAGATAAACTTGATCAGTGGAAAGATAATATTGAAAAAGTTCATGGTGAGCGGGGAAAATTTGTATATACCTTTACACCCAATGGAAAAAAACATGACATATCGATATATTGTGACTTATCAAAATCAACTTTGATCTTGAGTGAAGATCATTAATAACGATTATCGGTAAGTTCGGTTTGACTTATTGTTTTTTTTATGGTACCTTTATTCAAACAAAAAAACCTTTTATTATGAGCAACTTCGATATTCAAATGATTCTTGTGTGGAGTCTTATCTTCATAGCCTACGCGGTACCACCAGTCCTACGTAAGGTGGGATATACCAAAACAGACGGTATGTTCAACTCCTACCTTTTCGGTATGTATACCCTTATGATGGCAGTTGGTGCCACACTATCATATCTTCTAACCAATTAGATCCTGCAACAAAACCAATATCACCATACAAAGTATTGATTTGAGAGTTAGAATTAGAGAAATTATTTTCCAATGAATTTACAAATTATACAGGAACAGGCTGAAATCTACAAATACAATCTCAAACAGAAAAACGGAAGGTCGGAACGATCGGAACAAGTTGATAGTATTGTAAAAACTCTAAAAGATCATTTTTCTGTAGAAGGTCCCATTAACATCATCGAAACTGGCGCAAGTCATAATTGGAATGATGGTATTATGGGTTTATTCTTCGCACAAATCTCACAACAGACAGGTGGAAAGATGTGGATGGTAGATATTGATGAAAACATAATATCAAGGGCTAAAGAGATCTTCCAAAATGAGGGGATAACTTGTGTTGAATTTGTTGTTGATGATTCTGTCAGTTTTTTAAAAAAATTCAATGACAAAGTTGATTTGGTTCATTTGGATTCTTGGGATTTGGATTTGATGAATCCATTTCCATCAGCACTGCATGGATGGAGGGAATTCGATGCGATTAAGGACAAATTAACAAATGATACTATAGTAATTGTTGATGATAACTTCCTTGACGGAACTTGGGTAGATTGGAACCACATGATCAATGGTGAGTCTTTTTCCACAGAACGAGTAACCATCTCTTATCCTTGTGTTGGTAAAGGTAGTCACATATGGTGGTGGGTTCAACAACCTGAAAATGGTTGGAAGTTACTATCTGAAAACACAGCTGGTCAAAACATAAAAGTAATTTGTAAAAAAAACTAATACGATCCCCATTTTTATAGACACTTTACAATAAATTATATATATTTACAGACGACACCCACCTAAAATAGGGGGTCTAACAAAAAAATATGAAAAACAAAGTAAAACTTGAATATGTATGGCTTGATGGATATACTCCTGAGCCCAACCTTCGTAGTAAGGTAAAGGTAATTGACATTGATGAGAATCACCGAATCGGTTTGGATGATTGTTCTATTTGGTCTTTCGATGGATCATCAACTAAACAGGCTGAAGGTCACTTCTCGGATTGTTTATTGAAGCCTGTGAGGATTTATGAAAACTTCCTCAACAAAGGATATCTCAACTCTTATTTTGTTATGTGTGAGGTTCTCATTCCTGATGGAACTCCACACGTATCAAACACACGATCTCAAGTTGGGTTAGAAGAAGAAGATATTTGGTTTGGTTTTGAACAGGAGTATACCATTATGAAAGAAGGTCGTCCACTTGGGTTCCCAAGTAACGGATATCCTGAACCACAGGGTAAGTATTACTGTGGTGTTGGTAACGGACAGGTGAATGGTCGTGAGTTTGTTGACAACCACATGGAGATGTGTATCAAAGCGGGTATTGACATCACTGGGACAAACGCTGAGGTCCTTTTGGGTCAATGGGAATACCAAGTGTTCAGTAAAGGAAAACTAAAGGCTGGTGACGATCTATGGATGTCTCGTTACATCCTTCAACAGATGAGTGAGGAATATGGATTGGTAATTGAGTTCCACCCGAAACCTGTGATGGGTGATTGGAATGGATCGGGACTTCACTGTAACTTTTCAAACGGTATGATGAGAGAAGTTGGTGGTGAAGATTACTTCCAAGTGTTATTTCATCGTTTGGAGGAAAGACATGAACTTCATATTGAGAACTACGGTTCTGACAACAACCTTCGTCTAACTGGTAAACACGAGACCCAAAGTATTGATACGTTTAGCTGGGGGATCTCTGATCGTGGTTCATCCATTCGTGTACCACTTCCAACTTCTATTGAATGGAAGGGTTATGTTGAGGATCGTAGACCTGCATCAAATGGTGATCCATATAGGATTGTTCGTGTGATATCAGAAGCTTTGGATTTCACCACCGATATTGACGAGATGGTGGACCTTTTGTTTCAGGAGAATTGATAAGGACTCTTACTTTTTAAATTGAATCACTGTGTAAACGTACACTAATCACTCTATGATATTATCACCCCAAGGTTTAACAATTTTATCAAAAGAAATTTCAATATTTTCAACGTCTGTATCACCGGAATCCTCATCAATAAATTCAGGGTCGTAATCCCAGATATTATCATCAATATCTTGTTTCAACTCATCTGAAAAAGATTTCAATACTGGAATAGTTAAACTGTAATTGGAGTACACTTTACGGTATTCTATTGTTTTCATACTGGATTCCAAAGTCATCATTCGTTCAAACCGATCAGGGAATTCATTATTTTGAATTTTATCGTAGTTGTCGATTGCGTAATTGAGATATTGGCTATCAATTTGGCTATGAACATCAATACCAACTAACTTGGATGAGCTCCGAACCATATCGGAAGTCAACCCTTGAGATTGGATATCCACCAATTCTTGAAATAATTTTTCTTTTGAAAATCTTTTTACCAAGACTTTCATAATCATCTGTTCTTTTTTGGTTGGCGGAATGTTTGTCATAGATTAGTGGTAGTATTATATAAACGAATTACTCTATGATGTTACCAGGATAAGGTCCATCATCTTCGAATTCGTAATCCATGTTGATCATTTCAGTATCTCCCCAATCTGACCAAGCTTCCTGAGGATCGTAATCCCATAAATTGTTTTCTATTTCATCTTTTGTATCTTCAAACCTCGATTTGAGATATGGTAATATTAATTCATAGTTTGTTGATTTACTGATGTTTTTTTCTACAACTATTTGTGCTGATAGAGTTGACATTCTTTCGAATTGATCGGGGTAATTATTATTTTTAATTTCTTCATAATTATCAATACTGTATTTCAAATACTGACCATCGATCCTTAAAGGTACATCTATCCCGATCATTCTCGATGCGGTATTAACCAATGCCGAATCCATCAAATTTTCTATATCTTCAAAATCTTTTTCAAGTTCCTCTTTCGAATATCTTCGTACCAATACCTTAATAAGCATCTTCTCATTTTTGGTTGGTGGAATATTTTTCATATATTTGTGATAATAATATAAATACTATGTATAAGATAAAATTTATTGATCAAAAAGGAAAGAAAAGTGTTATCTACATCAAAGAGTCACAAGCTTGGCTCAATTTTGGTAATTTTTCTGGAATGGGTAAGTTCACCAAATTAAAAATTTCTCACGTTCCTGACAAAGAAGATTTGGTGGAGTAAAAATTCTTTTGTATATTTGTCTTATGAAAATCGCACACAACATACGTATACTCCACGACACCGTTGGAGAATTGGTAAATGAAACATTTGTCAATTACGAGCAATTCTCTATATTCTTGAGGTTGATCGATGGATGTCTTGCACATAAAGGAGACTTTGACTTCTTCAATGGGTCGGATTACTTGGTACACATCCCATATAGGATCTTGGTTGATTCTATCATCCTTACTAACATCAATGATTTGGGCACGACTGAAATGATCAAGTCTAAGATCGAAGCAATGGTTACAAGATCATGAGTGGTTTTTGGAGATTTGTAGGTGGTCTATTGGTAGGAGCGGCGGCGGTCCATCTTGTAAATGAGGAATACAAGAAACGTAAACAAGGATCGCCGCCACCTGCAAAAGTGGCAAAAGATCCCGAGGTAAAAAATGTCAAAGTCGATAATCCACCAGTAAATTCTGAAACGATGATGATAGAAAATCTTATTTCAGAATATCAATCCAAGAAAAATCGTACTAAACAACAAAATGATACTTTGGATTTATTAAGAATCAAACTGAAACAATTGAAAGGTAAGTAAAATGGAAGAACTCGGTCTTTTCGCTCTGATGGACTTATCGATTGCTCAAGAGTTGGATGTTGATGTGGATGTCTATAACCAAGTCATAAAAGAACAATGTACTCATTGGGAAAGAATATTCATTGTTACAGTTTTCTTGGATCAAAAAGTTGATAAAATGGATAAAGCTCGTGAAATATTCAATAGTAGGAGGGTAAACGGTAGTAGTCTGAAATAAATAATTGATTACAAATACCTTCAAGATTTTCCAAAGAGTCCTCTCTCTATAAACTGAGGTGGTGGAATCTGACTCCTGTCAGTCCCAAAAGGTCAGATTATTCTGACCTTTTTTATTTTCATTATATTTATGATTATGGGTAAAGAATATATTTTGAATAAAACACAACTTCAGAAGATTGTTGAGTCTATGAATGTAGAAACTAACGAAGGATCTGATGGTAATTATATGGCTAAACAACAATTGTTTGCCATCGCTACTGCGGCATATAAAATGTGGGAGACCATGGAAGATGGTGAAGAATTACAAGATTGGATGTCATCGGGGATTGCACAGGCTGAACAAAATGTTGTATCAGTTTTCAAAGCGTATATGTATGATGAGTTCGAACATAATATGGAACATGATATGTAATAATATGTTTGTAAAAATTTACCATAACTTAGGTTAGGGTATTTTTTTTATCAATAATTTCACTATATTTGCACACACAAAAGATAAACACAACAACACATTGAATATGAATTTAGAGGAGGCAAAATTAGTTTTGAGAGCGCACGGGAAACCAACATGTCCCTGTAAATATAATAATAATATGTCCTCTATGATCGAGGAAGCCATCAAATTGAATAACAAACAAACTCATTCTAAATAAAATGACCAACGAACAATTTGTTGAGGAAGTTTACTACTTGGCGCACAGTAATGGTGTAATCAATCAATTTAGAAATGAAATTAGTGAGATAAAGAAGGTAAATCATAAATTATCTCTTTGTGAAGTTATAGAAATTGTAGAAAAAAAATATAAATTGATTCAATAAATAAAGGGTACTTTTTTTTATTTATTATTATTATTTATAATATGAAAATTGAAAAAGGTCCTTTACAGGATTTATACATTATAACACCAACGGTCTATCCTGATGATCGAGGATACTTTTTCGAAAGTTACAATCAACAGTTTTTTAGAGAAAAAGGAATTTATACCAATTTTGTACAGGATAATCAATCCGTTAGTTCTTACGGTGTTATTCGTGGATTACACTTTCAAAAGATTGCTCCTCAGGCAAAATTGGTTCGGTGTATTGCTGGTAAAGTTTTGGATGTTGTCGTTGACTTACGAAAAAACTCACAGACTTACAAACAATCTTTTAGTATGGAATTATCAGAGGATAACATGATGATGATTTTTGTTCCCAAGGGATTTGCTCATGGTTTTATCACCTTATCCGAAGTTTCCGTATTCAACTACAAATGTGATGAGATATACCTTCCTAATCAAGATGGTGGTATTAGGTATAACGACTCTGAATTTAACATCGATTGGGTTGTGAACCCATCAGAATTTATTTTATCTGAAAAAGATAGGGTTCTTCCCGAGTGGAGTGAGATAGAAAAGTTTGTAAACTTCTAAGATAAGTTTTCTGAATTCTTGAGAATTTTGTTTAGGAAATCAAAAGTAAATTTATCTTTATTTTGATTTGCAATCTGCATCCCTTTCAAAATTATTGTTTTATTCGACTTTATTAGTTTATTATACAAATCATCGATTGTGGATGTGAGAAATAATCGATTTAAATTGTCTCTCAATTCTGAATTTATAGAGAGGTATTCCTTCAACTTAGAAAAATCGTTATTATCTATCTGATTGATTATTTCGTCGTTGGATATCTGTTCTTTCAGATCCATCAGCATTTTTAATCTATTTAAATTTTCTTCTAAATTCATCTTTTCGAGTTTTTATTGTAAACTAATCTTTTTACTTTGTTTTTTGTTGGTTTCCTGAATTTCAATGATATTAGGATCTTATTTAGGATATTAGTAATCATCTTTTTCATAAACATAAATATAGTATAATGCTTGAATTTAGTTTTTATTTCTATTATTATTATTGAAACTTTTAAAAATGACAAATCAAGAAACACAAACAGACTCGAGTTGGATGGTCCCATCCCTTATTTTTGCTAAGGCTTTGGGTATTATTTTAGACGAGGGTCAAGGTATCGTAATTGACCTAACAGAGAATACAAAAATTACAGGACATGAACATGTAGAAAAAGTTATTGTATATCGTAAAGATGAACAAGTCCACATCGCACCCTGTGAGGATGCGTTGGAACAAGGTTCAGTTCTTACAATTTCAATCAACTCTGATGAAACTCCTGACCAAACTTCGGAAGAAACAATTTAATAAAATTAAATTTTACTTCCACCTTTTTTGTTCTATATTTATGAATACAAATAAATTTAATAATTTTTCATTTATGAAAAACATCATTATGTCTGTAGTAGCCTTGACTGTCTTGGCTTCTTGTCAAACAGAAACAGTTGAACCAACAGTACAGGAAACTGTAGTTGATACGACTGTAGTTGTCGAAGAAGAAGTTGTCGAAGAGGTCGAAGTTGAAGGTGAAGTGGCAACTCAGGAGTAATTCTTAGCCATCCAATCAAAAGAAAAGTCGGACATAAGTCTGACTTTTTTGTTTATGATAGTTTTTAGCTATGACCTGATAGTTTTTAGCTATGAATTTTTCATCAAATATTATAAGTAAACCATGTGTTATATATGTCTTGATAATACATTTTTATAAACTATTTTTAAAAAAAAAACAATGAATAACGAAGAAAAAGGAAAAAGGTATCAACAGTTGATGTATGATTACGATTTATTATCAAACAAAGTCAATTCCATCAAGGGTGAAGATTTCGAACTCAATGATTCTCAGAACAAACAAATCAGGGAGTTACAGATGAGACAACAAAATATTATGAATCAGGTAAATATTTTGCTGTCATAAAGAATGGTTGTCTTAGGATTGAGTTTAAATCACGATGCTTCTGTCTGTGTTATAATAGATGGAAAAATTGTATCAGCAATTAGTCGCGAAAGACTTTGCAGACAAAAAAAAGCAAGATTTATTCGTGAATATACCATTAAATATGTATTGGATGAAGCTGGTATTACCATTGATGACGTAGATTACGTTGCATTATCCTATTGGTTCAGAAATATTGAAGAGTGGGCCACTGATGGTGAAAAATTCAAACTTTACGTCGATAAAAAAAATAGTTGGATTTTTTCTAATTGTCATCATCAAGATGGGCAAATTTCTTGGGTGGGAGAATCACCAAACTTTATTGAAGGAAAGGGATATGATATTCAACAAGATATAATTTCTTTAGTGGATCCTTTGACAATAAGACCTTTTGATTCTGTACCAATAAAAATGGATTTGTTTGGTAAAACTATAGAAGGATGGTTTATATCTCACCACCACGCTCATGCTGCGTCCTCGTTTTATACCACCAACTTTGAAAAGGCTGCGGTCTTGACTATGGACGCAACCGATGTTAACCCTAACTTTTGTTCTTTGGCGTGTTACGGTTTTGGAAACAAATTAGAAACTTTGTATTATCCTGGTTTACAAATAGGTCATGCCTATAATTTATTTACTGAATTACTTGGGATAGGAGATGGTATATACAAAGCAGGTAGTACTATGGGTTTAGCTGCTTTTGGTAAAGTTAATCCTGATATCATCAAGAGTTTGGATAAATACACCAAAACATTTTGGGAAAGGACTGAAAAGATTGATGATTGGAGATGGATCTATCAATTGTTTATGAAAACTACAGGAAAAATGATTTGGAACTACAATCCCGAATCTCCATTAGTTTATGAGGATAAATTCAAGGTGGAGTTTTTCAATAAAGACACCTCCTACAGTCGCGAGGCTATGGATGCGGCGGCCACTATTCAATATATCTTCGAACAAACCGTTTTCAGAGCTCTAAATAAACTACACGATGATACCCAAGGGTTTAATAACGACACAATATGTTTAGCTGGTGGATCTTTCTTAAATTGTACTACAAACGGTAAAATTCATAAAAACACTCCTTTCAAAAATGTTTCACCCTATCCTGGCTCGGGAGACGAGGGTTTGTCTATTGGAGCTGCTTTGTTTGTCACTCACCATATATTAGATATTCCGAGAAAATTCAAAACTGTACCTGAAGTGGTCTACACTGGGAAAGAATATGAGACTCCAGTTGGAGGTTCTCCCATAAACTTGGAATATGTTGCAAAATCACTTAATGAAGGTAAAGTTGTTGCGTGGTTTCAAGGTGGATCTGAATTTGGTCCACGAGCTTTGGGTAATAGAAGTTTTTTAGCTAACCCAAAATTACCTGAAATTAAAGATTATCTAAACTTTCAAATCAAAAATAGAGAATGGTACAGACCATTTGCGCCAGCAGTTTGTTATGAGGATGTAAGTAAGTATTTTGACATTGACGGTGAGTCTCCCTACATGTTAAAAATATGTAATGTCATAACAGATAAACTTCCTTCGGTGACCCATGTCGATGGAACTGCAAGGGTACAGACGGTAAAAAAAGAGGATAATCCCAAATTCTATGAGATCCTAAGAGAGTTCGAAAAATTTAGTGGAGTACCCGTCTTATTGAATACATCACTAAACCTGTCCGATGAACCTATAGTTGAAACACCTGAGGATGCTCTAAATCTTTTCAACAGATCCAAAACTGACATATTAGTTATTAACGATTCAATGTGGATTAAATAATGTCTAAAATATATCTTATCTTGGTATCATTATCTGTTCTAATTCTTCTGATGATCGGACTTTTCAAGTCATCGAATGAATCAGATAACATAGACAATGACCTTTCAAATGTTATTTCTGAAGATGTCGAAACCGCAAACTCATCGTATTTTCTTATTATAGGTTCGTTCTTAGACAGATACAACGCGGAACAATTTCAAGAAACGATGTCTGACTTGGGATATCAAACAAAAATTTTGAAATCGGATGAGGGATATTATAGAATTTATATATTTTCATCTATTTATAAGGATGATGTATATCAATTCAAAGACAAATACTCATCTGAAATTGACAAGATGTGGGTATATAGTTTGAATTAGCCCCCGAGAAATCGGGCGTCTTAGGACCGTTTCTGTTATGGAAACTTATAAAGGGGAATTCGCTACTCCCCTTTTTTTATTTGTAAAAAAGTCGTATATTTGTTCTATGACTCTAATACTTCTACTTATCTTTATCGTTCTGTTGGATGTAATACCTGTTCCACAAAATGCTGATAAAAAGTGGGAGATGAAACAAGAGTATGTAACTCAGAAATACACCACCTCTTGGGATGAACTTCCTTTAGTTTTTGTCTGATTTTTTTTCATCTTCACTGGTGAAAATAAGTTTACCAAAGCACCAACCAAAAATAAAACTAACAAGTAGATTGTCTAGCCAAATATCCATAACACCGAACGTGACCCCAATTATGAGCCATCCCATCTTAGTCAACTTAACCATAGTACAATAATATAATAACTTTTATTTACGTAAACGAATTGTAATAATGGTAAATCTACACAATAATTGTCTAACTAATTTTTTTTATTTATAAAATAACAAAAAAACTTATCTTGACATCATGTGGTATTATATAATCATTTTCATCTTTCAACTCCTATTCAATGTTCTAAAGGTTATGGAAATCAAATTTACCTTCGAGAATCAACTGAAGAAACTGCTGGTAAATTCAGTCTTGATAAATTTGGTTTCCTTAGCAGGGGTTTATTTTTCTTTGGAACGACTATTTCAAAATGATTGGTTGGTACTTCCTTTTTATATTGGGGGTAGTGTTATTGGTAAATGGATTGCGATGACCAAATTCGAAAACATCAGATATAAATTATTCAGATTCCTATATCCACGCAGATGAAATTAAGACCACAATTCAAGTTATGAAAGTGAAAGCATTATTCATATCTGATGTTCATTTGGGAGCACGGGGTGTAAAGGCGCAAGAATTGTTGGGGGTTCTTGGAACGTATAAAATGGATTACCTTTTTATTGTGGGTGATTTTATCGACGGGTGGTTACTCAAAAAAAGATTTTATTGGACTCAAGAATATACAAACGTAATAAGAAAAATTTTGAAACTTTCAAAAAAGGGTGTCAAAGTTATTTACGTTACTGGTAACCACGATGAGTTTCTCAGGGAATTTAGTCCTGTTGACTTTGGGAATATTCATATTTGTGATGAATATGTGTTAGACTCAACATTCATATCTCACGGAGACTTATATGATGGAGTTGTAAAACTAAAGTGGTTAGGAATTTTAGGGTCAGTTGGTTACGATATGGCAATATCAATTGATAGAACTTTGAAGAAGATGGGTATGAAAAAATCATTGAGTAAATTCCTAAAAGAAAAAGTAAAAGACGCGGTAAAGTTTATCACCAACTTCGAGGATCAGTTGGTTTATCAGGCAAAGCTCAGAAATTGTAATAGAGTTATTTGCGGTCATATCCATACACCAATTTTCAGGGTTATAAAAGATGTAGAATATTACAATACAGGTGATTGGGTTGAGAACACTTCGTACATAGTTCTACATAATGATAATACTTTCGAATTGGTGAAATGATAAAGATTGATGTAAAAGTGGGGGATACAATCCTAATGGGTAGATTTAAAAACAAAAAGGTTACGGTAAAGACAATAGGATATGATGAACATGGGATGCCCACGATTAATGGTAAACCTGTATGTACCTTTAGGTATAAAAAAGATTGAGAAATGAGTTTTTGTTTTTATGATTTGTTGTTTATATTTTCAATATGAAAAAAAATAAACCCTCAGTATTAGATTTTATTCTTTGTTCCATTTTGTTTTTTATCCTATTTGGTTTATCAATTTGTGTGGATAGATATTCATTTGGAATGATGAATGTTCAAAAACCCGTTTCATTTGGAATGGGAGTTGCGTTGTTATGTGGTACAAATATAATCTTCGGTTATCTCATCTATAGTTTAATCCAATCAATTACAAAAAAATGAAAAAAATATTATTATTACTATTATTACTGATTTCAGTAAGTGTCTTTTCACAGGATCAACCATATTATCTTAGAGCTCATAATCTTAGTTTCGGTGTTAGAAAAACACAGGGTGAACCTATCGATTGGATTCACCAAAAACAAGAATGTTCAATATTGGTAGAATGTTATAAAACCAAATTGATTATCAATAGTAAAGATCCTCAAACTTACCATATTCTATATCAGACTTTTTTCGAGGATAATAAACAATCATGGAAATGTAGGGACGTAGTGGGAAGTACTTGTAATGTAGAAATGACAAGCGACCCACAATATCCTGGATTTCTTTCGGTCCTCGTGGAGTACGACGATATGATTTGGTTTTATATCTGTACTAAAAACTAACAAAAATCCTTATAATCTAATTTCATAAAAGCGGGGGTTTCCGAATTTCATATATTTATCTATATGAAACTAATTATCACCGAATCACAACTCGAGAATTTGATCCTCGACAAGGGAATTTTTAATGTGATCAGTGGTTTCTTTGACCGAGTCTTCGATGATTTGGTGGTTCAGGAAAATAAAGATAGTGAGGTTTTTAATTGGATTAATCCTAAGTTTGGTAACAAACATATCTTTTTTCAGAAAAACTATTGGGGTAATTTTTGGGTGTTCTCTACAGATCCCAAAAAATTAGATAGACCGAGTGGGTACACAACTTATAAGGAATTACAAAAGTACCAAAAGTTATTTTCTTTGTCTGATGAGGATTTCGAAAGTTTATTGATTCAGTATTTGAATAACAAATATGGACATATGTTTCCATCGAGACTCGTCAAAGCAATTTCAGCAAACGATTAGTATTAGTTTATCGAGGGAGTATAAAATATAATATGGATATTTGTACAAATATAGAAGACTTTGGTGATTTCAAAATAATCCGAAATGTGATTTCTGATGACGAAATTCAAAGTGTTATAAACTTTTGGTATAGTTTTAATTCTTTTATTGATGTTGATAAAAATGTGTGGGACACTACTTCAAAATCCATTACAAGAATAAATGCTCCGAATAGAGTTGTTGATATTGTCGGTATACAAAAAAATGATTTACCTTTTCTATCAGATATTTTCTCGAAATGTTTTGGGTGTATTCTTACGGATTTTATTTTAGAATTCCCACATTATTTTACTCATTATCCTTTAGGTGGTAAACATACTAGACACAGGGATTTCATTCCTTCATCCGATATAAGATGGATTGTGATATTGATCTTAAATGATGACTTTGAGGGTGGTGAATTAATTGTTAATAAAAAAGTTGTACCCAAAGAAAAAGGAATGGCAATTTTTTTTGATGGAAGTATATTTCATGAATTAACACCTGTGTTATTTGGTGAACGATTTGTTGTTGCTGAAGTTAACATATGAGACATAACTCTAAAATTACTCAAACCAAAAATCAATTTGGGGATCCAAATCCATATTTGTTTTTAAGTAATTAATCATAGGATACCGAACAAAGGAATCATTCAGGAAACCAGAATTCAGTAACCCATTGTATGTGTTGTCATAATCCAATTTCAAAAGTATATGTGGATTATAATGTTGATCCTTATAAGGAACGGTAGGTATGATTTTGGTAATTCTAACGTTAGACATTTTGTCGGAAAGTGAAATACCATCCATAGTTTCAGTCTCAATAAAATTATTGATATTGGACACCAATTCCTCACTGTATGTTTTAAGATATTCAGGAAGATCAGAAGAGATCCTGAATTTAATACTATCACGTTGTATATCCTCTGAATCAATACCCAAATACTTCAAAGCTCTGAAGACATCATTGTCGATTTCATATTGACTTCTATCAAAGAAGTTATGATACTTCTCAGAATACTCAGTACTGCCTTTTAGGAATTTGGATGGAAAAAAAGGATATTGATTACATATTTTTTACTACCATATTTGTATGAAGATTCCGTAAGATATACATCCACACCATAGACGCGTCTCATAAACTTGTCTAACCCTTTATTGATTGTATGAATATCCATGACAATAAATAGATGTTAAATAAAAAAAGGGGGTAGGGGAAAATCAACAACCGGCATATGAAAGATACTACTGAATAATCAAAGTATCCAAAGTGCGAGTAGTATAGATATGACAATTATCTGAATAAGCAGACAAACTAAAAACGTGTAAATTAGAATTCACGGGGGTATATTCAATATTCAAAACAATATTGTTATTTCTCCCAATTATACTAAGATAAGAATCATCAATTACGGGGATATTACCAATAACATTACTATCACTATAGATAATGGAATCCCTATCAATATCAACAACCTCATAGTATAATAGAGTATCAGGAGAATATACTGTATTGTATCTCAAGGATGTATCACATACAATAGGATCATCACAGGAGAATAAGAATAACAATAAGGGTAAAACAAAGTATTTCATATATTCTAAATATAAATTATAATTGTTTTTATGTCCACAATAACGGTGATGATAAAAACGAAAGATCTGTATGGGATTGGTGCAATCTGCTGTGGACCAAAAGTAATATCAGATAACTTACTATTCATCCCACCAAATATATTCGGATCAACACAAGCATTATTTTCTGAAACAAATTGTGAGAGAGTAAAACAACATTTCCAAAATGGGAGTGAATTCAAAGATATAAATAATGAAGATCAATATTACAATAACAGACAATATGTATTTTTCGAAAACGATATAATAAAAACATTCACGGGTGATAATGTAAAAGATCCATATACCATATTCAATGATAATATTGTAGTATGTGCAAACAGAATAGGTAAATCAGAATATGGTGATGGTTTATATAATTCATTAGTAAAACATTATTCAGATAATATAAAAGATTGTATAATAAATTCATTCAAAGAAAATATACATATAGGTTTCGATAGTGTTTGTTATAATAAAGGAATATCATCAACCACATTACATATATCCATTTACAATAGATCAGGAGAAATAATATATAATAAAGAAATATATTCACCTGATACTGAACCTATAGATCAGTTATAGGTAAATAAATCCAATCACTCACTACGGGAACCAAGCTGAACATCCCTTTAGGGATGTTGGTTCCCTTCATTCCTGATCGTATTTATTTCCCCCACCTATAAACCCCCACTAAAGGAGAGACCATATATAATGTGGGTATAGTGGTTTTACTCGTCATAAAATAATAAACCATTATAATAAACCTTCGGTTTGTATTCTTACAGGTTCACTAAAGGATTGACATATGATAGGGTAAGGTAATAACCCCATAGCATAAACCTATCGGTTTAGTTAGGAAGGGGGTTATATAATACCCACATTTTCCCACTAATTTAACATGGTCTATAATAACAGGGATTATAGAAGAAACCTATCGAACGACCCATCTAAATTATACTTATCGTCCCTCCTTGAAGGGGGTAAATAGAATAAAACTATAGGACCTGAAGGTCTCCCGCGACCTCTGATGATAATAACCTTTTTTCTCTGGGGTTTTTGTATATAGAAAAAACTGGTCATTACGCTATCGTCAGGGGGATAAAAGTGGTCTTTACAATATCGTAACAACCATATTCGGTGGGGGATAGTGGTATAAAGTGGGGGAAGGTGTTATAGGGAAAACCTATCGGTGACTTACCCCCTACTTCAACTCACGTCAAATTTACCGAAAAAAAATTGTTTTTGTCATAATGTCAGTTGACATATTCTCCCCCTACACTATAGTTATGAAAGATATGGATCAGGAAAACATCAATAATTCAACGGACCAAAACGGGGGTTTATCCCTAACGGATGATAATATCAGGGTGGTGATAGGAAAATACTATACCCCCATGATATCTGAGAGTCAGAAGGGAGTGGTTATCACCTTTGTTCCCAAGGGTCATTCGGGTCCTGAGGCGGTTGTATGGTTTGAGACTGCGAAGAAGGGGTACAACAAAAAACCGATCTTTACCAACAGGTGGGTGATGGTGGACTGTGACCTTCGGGGGATCCACGAGTTGTTAGATAAGTTTTTCCTTTTGACCAAGGCGGACTTCGATGTCACGAGGATAACTCTTTCTCGTATTGCTCATGAGGTTGTGGAGGAGCTTCACCGAAGACCCAGCTGAAGTTAGTGATGGCCCAACTCTTTGTGTCATAGTTTTTTACTATATCTCTGACCTTTGACTCAAGGAGTTTCCCCATGGTGGCCCTGACGGAGTTTTTATCTTTGCTACCTTTTGTTATGTAGGTATCGGTATGGGTGTTATCCCAATATCGGTATGTCTTCCACAAGCATTTGGTGACATAGAATTTAACCGAAGGGGTATGTTTTTGGTTATAGAACTGAATATATCCTTCAACATCCATAGTGCACTGATCCCCCAATTCAAGATAGAGGCGAAAGGGACGACTTTTTAGAAGGGGGTTTATCCTTTTTATAAAACGACGGTCTGCTAGATGACCGAAGATCATCTTTAGATTAGAAGAAGGATTATACCCGTAATTATACCCGTATTTCATAACATACAAATATACAACATAAATCAACACCCCCAACATAAGGGGGAAAGGAATATGTGAATTATACATAGTCCTTTTTTTTTATAAAAAAAGCATCGACGCTAAGTTACGGCAAAAGTTTTTATCCCACAACTTGTGTATGAACTATTTTCATCGTATCTTTGTGGGGGGTTTTTTTATATATATAAAAAATAATATATCACCATTTGACAATCCCCCAATGTTGTATTATAGTTATGGATATGAAGTTCATACTACCAATTCTCCTTATCGTCCTAATCGTAGGGCTGTTTATGGTATGGATTACAAACAATATCGACGACCTATAATATGCTCGGGGTCCTAATTGTCATCATATTATTTTTCATCGCATTTGGGGGGAAGAAAAAATCGAACAATAGAAAATAATTTTCCCCCTACATTTGTCCACAACAAATCATGGGCGTATATTTGTCCTATGGAAAAACAAACAACCCCCCCGACCTACAACGTCACCCTCACCTCTGAGCAACTCATCGACCTGATCCACATCGTGGGTGACGACCTCGACAACATTCAGTACCTCCTTCAAAACGAGATCGCCGACGGAGACCCTAACGAAGAGGTGGAAGACCTAACCAACCAAGTCCTCGAGACCCGTGACCTGATGATCCTCCTTGAGAAGACCCTGAACCCCACACCCCTTGACCTCGGAAACGGAATGGTGACCCACGGATCGGTGGTACTGTCAGCTCAGTAAACCCCCATACCACATACGAAGGAAACGGGGGGGACCTGACACATAGTCAGTTACCTGTCCCCCCTTATCCCCCTAACATAGGTCCCCCCCCCCCTTATACCCCTCCCGTATCCCCCCCTATATGGGGGGGTTTTTTGGTCAGAAAGGGGGGGTAAGTGTAACGATAAAATTCCGGGAAAAATTTTTCCAAAAAGGGGGTCCTTATATTTATTACTATGAACTTGCGTGAGACCATCAAAAGAGTACTGAAGGAAGATATGGATGAAAAAAAACATCGTGTCTTGGAAACCATTATCCGAAAGATGATTCTCGATAATTCAATATATCAGGAGATTTACCTAAATTTGTATGATCCAAGGAATGTTGAGTATATTATAACTTATAGTCTTGATGGTTTGAATATCGTTGAGGATAAAGATGAACAGATTTATTATATTGAGATTGTTCTTGCTATTCATGAAATACTTGCCAATGGTTGGATAAAATCCTATTACACGGATACCGATGGAAACTTTGTTCCAATTGATGATTACTACGACATTCCCGAATATGTATGGGAAGATATTGAAGAAGGTATCAATAATAGAATAATAAAAGTTTTACCCGATGTTTATCTTAGTTTTGATTGGGTAAATAAAATTGGTAAGTAAAAACCTATTCACTAAAGTTTGGGGTCCTTATATTTATTACTATGAACTTGCGTGAAACCATCAAAAGAATTCTAAGTGAAGAGTTGGGTGATACAAAATCCAATTACGAAAAACAGGTTGAACTTATTGAAAAACTATTGTATTCGAAATCCTATGAGGGTGTGTGTGGTTTCATATTTATCGAAGATGAGGATGATGACAGGGTAAGTAGTATAATGATCAAATTTTCTGAGGTATGGTACTTGTCAGATAATGATTCGCTATACTTGAATAAAAAACTTCGATTGATTCAAGAGACAAAGAAAAAAGTTACAGATATTATCGGTAGATATTTGAACTTAGATAATATCTATGTTGGTTCTTATTTGCAAGAATGTAATTCATCCTTGAATGAGGAAACTACACCAAAAGATGATGCTTTCCAAAGGGTCTTGAAAAAGGTTATCCCTGATGACTCAACTTACAAATACTCTTACTCTTTACCTTACTCTGACGAGGGGGAGGTTAAGGTTATTATGAAGTATAGTCCTTTGTCCTCTTCAAGACTTATGAAGATGGTAAGAGAAGATGGAACTTTTTATAATGGTATCCAATTGAATCTCCAAATAGATGAACTTATATGGAAGAGTGATTTTGACAAAGAGTGGGAAACAATAAAAAGACCTCAAGATCTTTCAACGAGATTTTGGAGTGAGTTTGAGGATGAGATGTCCGATAGGTTTAGAAAGGCTGTAGGTATGGGATATGTAGATGTCTATTACAGAAATCCCGATAGTAAACAAATATAAAGGTTATTCTAAAAACAAGACCCCCTCTCTTAGTGAAGGGGGTTTTTCGTTTAAAAAATTCTGGGAAATTTTTTGGAAAAATGGGGGTTACACTCTTGTGGTTCCCAAGACATAGTATTCAACATCATATGGGGACATGAACTTAGTTGTGTCAATGTTCATGAATCTACTGAGTGTTTTTTGGATTTCTTTTATAGGTTGTATATAACTTGTAGATTTTACTGTGTGGAGATTTCCCCCAAGTATATTGTGGGGGTCGAGAACTATTTTGATGATTGTTTTGTCGTAGTATGATATTCCCTTTACCTTGGGATCTGCGACAGCTTGTTTCTTTACATCGAAATTTACCGACACCACATCTTTGTTTACACTCCTAATGAGTTTTCAATGGTGTTGTTCATTTGTGATTCTGTTATAATAACTTTCATGTTTTATAAATATGTTATGGTTGTATTTGAATGAACTCCAACCAATTTCTATTTGGATTATATGTGGAGTGTTTGTATATTTGTATAAAATGTTTTTATTATGAAATTGAAAGAATCACAAAAGGAATTTATTGATCAGTTGTATTCCAACCTTTCTGAGGATATGGTTACCATTGAGGATATCCACCAGTACATTATGGATGAGTGTATGGATCAGGATGAGTTGTTTGATTTGTCTGATGATGAAGATGGAGATCTTTATCAGACATACTTCAATTTGATTTGGGATTACGTCACTGAGAAGATGGGGTCACCTTTTTAGGTTATGAACCATACTGAGGTATTTGATAGGTACATCACCGTGTTGGGGGTGAAGGATCTGAGTGGATGTATGATTGGGGGTTATCCCCTTCCCAAACAGGTTGGTTCAATTGTTATTGAGGTTGGTAAACCTTGTTTTTATCATAAGGGTGATTCCACTTTTGAGTTTCCCATTTATAGTGATATCAATTATACCCGTGCTGAATGTGGTTTTTGGTTTATCGGTTTTGAGAAGTATCTTGGTATTGATCTTATGGATCTTGCGGTATGGATTACCACCAAGTATTATGAACTTAATGATTCCCCCCATCTTGAGGTCGTAAATTGAGACCTCAAGATTTGTTTTGTTTCCGTGGTATATTTATGTTCATATGAAAATGATTATCTCTGAGGTTCAGTACAAAAGGTTGATGGAGTCTGAATCTGATCAAAAGGTTCTTCATATTCCCTCGTTGAAGTTTTTTGGTGATGATCATATGACCGCTTGGGGTAACCTTCAGGAGTTTTTAAAACAGAAGGGCAACCCCCCGTATTCTATTGGTGGAAATATTATGTTGGAATCCCTATCTATAGAGTCTTTGGGGAGTCTTCGGTCTGTGGGTGGATTTTTGAATTTACGTGACTGCAGAATAGAAAGTTTGGGTGATCTTGAATCCGTCGGTGGGTATCTAAATGCGTCATTCTCCACCCTTCCCTCTTTGGGAAATCTGAAATCTGTCGATTGGGGTTTATATATATCATACTCATCGGTTAGATCCTTGGGATCCCTTGAATTTGTTCGGGGGAATATGAGTTGTAACTACACCCCCGTTGATTCATTTGGAAACCTTAAGTTTGTGGGGGGTGATTTGTTTTTGAAGGGAACACCATTATCGAAGATGTATGGACTTCGTCAAATGCGTGATATGGTATATGTCGTTGGAGCTATCGATAGGTTATGAAATATATTATCACCGAGAGTCAGCTCTCTAATTTATTTGTTCGTCGTAGGTTGGAGACATTCGGAAAATACGTTAGTTCGTCATACAAGTGGTTGAATCCTAGGGCTTACAATAATTATGATGATTTTTTCACAGGGGTTGTCTTCAGAAGTGTAAGTGATTTATTAACTGAGGAAATGGATTTGGATTACGATACTTACCTTAAACTCATGGACCAAGTATTACCTTTTATGGGAAAATATGTCGAAAAAGAATATGGTGATAGAATCCGTGAGTATTATAATAAGGAAATAAGTAAGTAGTCATTTTTATTATTATCTTTGTTATACGAACCATATTTATAGAAAAGAAAAATTGGACACCCCCACTATGAAAAAGGTTATTATATCAGAGAGTCAGTTAGAGAAGGTTCGTAATCTTATTTACAAATTATTTGATCAGAGGTTATATCCTGTTGATGGTTGGCAGAATGTTGGTCATGATATTCGTCGTAATAATGAATTAGGTAGTTCCCCTAAACGAGGTGGGTTTGGTTATTATAAAGGTGAAACATTTATTAGTACCCCCGAGGGTGAAGGTTTTTACAACTATTATTCGTGTGATTATATTAAACTTATGGAGTTGGAAGATTTCGAATGTCCGTGTTTGATGCTACAGGATGATGATTATTATTTTTTTGATAAGAGATTCCCCCCTGATTTATGGGAACCCCTATTGGTTAATTGGTGGAATGAACAATGTGAATATCCCGTAGAGGCTGTTTATAAGTTCTGATAACTCATACCGCTATTTTTCTTTTCCTAATGAAAAATAACCTGTGTCAGTAAATAAAGAAGGAAAAAATGAATGGATCACTAACTTAACTAAAACTTTGGTTACCTTGAATATGTAGTACCACGCAAGACGGAAATGTTGCCAATATGTTAGTCCACTTTCTTTTAAATGATTCATATTTGATAAATATCTCATACGCCGGAAACCGTTCCGTAATCCCCCTACCCCTTTTTTTCTATGATATTTATAAATAATGGAAGACAATAGATTTCTAAAAATATTGGAAACCGATTATGGTTTCTCGATGCCCAATTTGGTTTATGATTCCGTTGGTGATATGAAAATCCATCGGGTTATGAATCAGATAAAACTTCATGTCGACGGCAGACCGTGGATGGGTTTAAATCTGGTTGACTATCGCGAGGTCTTTGAGTTTTACTCACAACATACTTTATCCCGAGGGAAGGTCTTATGTTCAGGGATGGGTCTTCTGCTTCGGGAGTCTTGGTTATTATCAAAAGGTGTGGAAATTACCCTTATTGATAATAATTTAAACATCATCGATTACCACAGGAAATATAATCCACATCTGTGTGATCAGATGAATATTATCCACGATGACATTCACAATCATGTTGGCAAATATGATGTCGTTTTACTTGACCATTATGAACTCGAGAATGAGAATTGGATAATCGAGGATGTAAAAAGAATTATGGAAGATATTGAATGTGATGTTGTGTGGTTTTGGCCCTTGGAGAGAATAATCAAAAAAAATGGTGGTTGGAATTATTATACGGATCTTAAAAAGATCATTCCTAAACTACCTTCTTTGGATCAGGATTCCCTTTCGGATTTTTTGGATCACTATTATTATTATCAAACACACTGAGGTCTTGTATTTCCCCTTTCGCCGACGGTCCCGACCGACCTTCGGTCGTTTCTGACCTCCCGAACCCCTTCGGGTTATATATTATCTTATTATTTTGTCCATCTTAAAAAAGGGGTTTGGTTGTATATTTATTAGAAACTAATTTGTTATGGGACAAAGACTTATTATCTCAGAGGAAGAAAGAAAAGAAATACTTTCTAAATACATTATGGAGAATGTGATTGAAGAACAGAAAAAAGGTTCAATTGCTGTAAACCTTTATAATAGAATTAAAAACAAACCAATCGTAAAAAGATTAGAATCATTAGCAGATCCTGATTTCAAAAAATTTGTTGCGAATGTTGTAAGAGAATTTCCAAAATATAAAAAAAAGGAAAGTGAAATGGTTAGTCAGGGTATGACTATGATGAAGAACCCTGAAGCGTATTTGGAAAAAAATCAATCCAAGGTTGATCAATTTGCTGGTTCTCAAATCGCCGAACAAGCCGGTGGATTGGCTATTATTGTGGGTGTTGTGGGTGTAACCTTATTGATGTTGATAATTTATACCGCAAAGTATGGAAAAAAGATTGAACCAACAACACAATCGAACAATCCAATCATTAAGACACCGACATCAACACCAAAACCTCCAGCACCACCTAAAAGTGATATTGATAAAAAACTTGAGGTGTTGGATGGTAAAACCGTTAATTTATATAACGACCCTAATGAACAAGTATTGTTTGGTACCGAAAGAGTTACTGATTTTAGATTTTTTGACAATTCGAAACAAGGTGAACGAAGTGGTGTCAGATTTGGTTTAGGATTAAGAGCTTTAGATATAGATCCCTATAGTGAACTTGTACAAAAATTAGCTAAGGTACATGGTGTTTATGAAATAATATGTTTGGCAAATCCTGAAAGATTAGCGGACTTTATAGTAAAAGAGGGTGAATATACTAAAGATTATAAGTATAATAAAAAATTCACAGATACTGTTGCTCAAATTGCTGGACCTTATTGTAAACGACCTGAAGCTGACTTTAGTGCGGTGTCAAAACAATCATCTCAGAACTTGGCATAATACAAAATAATTTTCACGTAGGACCCTCCCCAAAAAGGAGGTTTTTTTTGTCCATGTAAAAAAGGGGTCGGGTCTATATAATTAATATTTTTATATGGTATTTATAAGTTATGAAGATTGTCATCTCAGAGAGCCAGTATAAAAGGTTGATTGAATCCGAAGAAGAACAAAAGGTTCTTCAAATTCCTTCATTGAAGTTTTTCAATGATGATTGGTTTCTATTACAGGAATTCTTGGAAAAGAAAGGAAATCCACCTTATTCTTTGGGTGGGGATTTGGGTTTGGGAGGAAAACCAGTCAAATCCTTGGGAAACCTTCAATCCGTCGGTGGGGATTTGGATTTGGGATATTCACGAATTAAATCCTTGGGAAACCTTGTATCAGTTGGGGGAAAGTTGGATTTGAGATATTCACGAATTAAATCCTTGGGAAACCTTCAATCTGTTGGTGGGGATTTGGATTTGGAAAAAACACCAATTCAATCTCTTGGAAACCTAACATCCGTTGGTGGGGATTTGTATTTGCATGGTACACCCTTATCAATTTATACTAGAGAACAAATCCGAGAAATGGTAAATGTCGAAGGTAGAATTTTTAAATAAAACATGAAGATTGTTATCTCAGAGAACCAGTACAAAAGGTTGATTGAAGCCAAGGAAGAAGGTAAAATTATTAAATTTCCTTCTTTGGAATTTTTTGATGAAGACCGTGAAGTAGCATGGAACATTATCCAAAAAATTCTTGAAAGAAAAGGTAATCCACCTTATTCAATCGAGGGTGATTTGAATTTTTATAATACAGAAATCGAATCCCTTGGAAACCTAATATCAGTTGGTGGGGATTTGGATTTGGGAAGAACACCAATCGAATCTCTTGGAA